GTACCGCTCTGGGCCTCATGGGTATTGAACTCAACAAACCGCTCCATCTGAGCAGAGAGGGTGTCAGTGAAGCTGATCTTAAAGAGGCTTTTGGTAAAACTGTTGGTAGTGGCCGCCTATATCTTTACAACCACTTTGGCTCTAGTGACATCGATAACTTGGTATCTCGAGTTCGGTTTCTCGCTCGAGGTTGTGGCTGCAATTGGATTGTCCTGGATCACCTTAGCATCGTTGTTAGCGGTCTTGGAGATGGAGATGAACGCCGTCTTATTGACAATGCGATGACCTACCTCCGCACCCTGGTCGAAGAGACTGGAGTGGGGATGTTCCTCGTGTCCCACTTGCGGAGACCTGAGGGTGACAGGGGGCATGAGCAGGGGGCCAAGACCTCTCTGAGTCAGCTCCGGGGTAGCCACTCCATCGCACAGCTCAGTGACATGGTCATTGGCTTGGAGCGTGACCAGCAGGGCAAGAACCCCAATGTGACAACTCTGCGTGTCCTGAAGAACCGCTTCAGCGGGGAGACAGGTGAGGCAGGGTATCTTCTGTATGACAAAGAAACAGGACGACTGTCCGAAACAACCAACGACTTTGTCGATGAGTCCGGAGGTGAGTTCTAAGCTCATCCTCCTGCTTGCAGTTATTGCCGACATTGTTCTCATCATCAACGCTATTCATCATTGGTAACATGACACAGATTCAGATTCTCCTGAACCACTTCAAGAAAGCCCGTAGCATTTCGCAGCGTGAGGCTCTGGTCGATTACTCGATCCAGTCCCTGACCAAACGTATTAGCGAGCTGCGGGACATGGGATTCAACATCCAGACTGAGCACAAGAAGCACCCGGTTACGGGCCAGCGATACGCTCGGTACGTTCTGAAGAAGTGAAGATTACGAGAGCGTAGAGCACTTCGTCACTGCGCGGTTCTGGCACACCGAAGCCAAGCCAGTATACGGCCCCGAGGGATGACAACCCTCCGCTCTCACCAACATTTAACGCACGTCGAAAGGGACAGCGTGGCACTTATATTCGATTTGGAAACTGACGGATTGCTTGATAATGTAAGCAAGATACATTGTTTGGTTTGGAAAGACACAGAGACTGGTGAGGTAACAACCTGCACTACGCCAATTGAAATTGGAGATGGCCTGTGTGTTCTGATGGATGCGTCCATGATCTCCGGCCACAACGTGATCAAGTACGACATCCCCGTCATCGAGAAGCTCTACCCCTGGTTCAAGGTGGACAAGAGTAAAGTCTTCGACACATTGGTTGCCACTCGTCTCATCTGGGCCAACGTCAAGGACACCGACAACAAGCTGCTCAAAGCTGGCACACTGCCGGGTAAGCTGTTCGGGAGTCACTCCCTGGAAGCCTGGGGTTATCGCCTGGGCAACTACAAGGGTGACTATAAGGGTGGCTGGGAGACGTTCTCTCAGGAGATGCTTGACTACTGCGTCCAGGACGTAGAGGTCACTGCCACGCTCTACCAGAAGATCCTCGACAAGGAATACGCACAGCAGGCTTTGGACCTCGAGCACCAAGTAGCTTGGCTCATGGCGAAGCAGGAACGCAACGGCTTCCACTTCGACATGCCAAAGGCTGCTGCCCTATTGACTCGTCTGGTCCAACGCCGTGGGGAGCTGGAGAGGGAACTCAAGGAGTACTTTGGCTCCTGGGAAGTCCAGCTCCCCGAGTTCATCCCGAAGGTGAACAACAAGAAGCTAGGGTACACCAAGGGTGTTGCCGTCAAGAAGGTCAAGGTGGTGGAGTTCAACCCATCATCCCGTGACCACATCGCAGATCGACTGATCACCCTCTATGGGTGGAAACCGATAGACTTCACCGAAGGCGGAAAGCCGATGGTGGATGAAATTGTGTTGGGTAAGCTCGACTACCCGCCCTGCAAACTACTCACTGAATATCTGCTCGTCCAGAAGAGGATCTCCCAGTTGAACGAGGGGGGTCAAGCATGGATGAAGTGCGAGAAGAAAGGTAAGATCCATGGTAGTGTCAATCCTAACGGCGCTGTTACTGGTAGGGCAACTCACTCTTATCCGAACATTAGTCAAGTGCCATCCTCCAGTTCGCCCTACGGCCACGAGTGTCGCGAACTATTCACAGTGCCTGCGGGATGGACTCTTGTGGGCGCTGATGCTTCAGGTCTCGAACTCCGCTGTCTTGCTCACTATATGGCTAAGTGGGACGGTGGTCGTTACGGTGAAGTCCTTCTAGGTGGAGACATCCACACCGAGAACCAGAAGGCTGCAGGACTACAGACCAGACCACAGGCTAAGACTTTTATTTATGCATTCCTTTACGGAGCAGGTGATGGAAAGATTGGTTCCATTGTTGGTGGAGATGCGGGTGCAGGACGGAAACTCAAACAGAAGTTTCTACGCTCGTTGCCTGCCCTCGGACGACTTGTCGAAGCTGTGCAGGGAGCTGCTAAACGAGGCCACCTTGTCGGGCTGGACGGACGGCAGATTCACGTTCGCAGCTCACACGCTGCACTGAACACCCTCCTGCAGGGTGCCGGTGCGATTGTCTGTAAGCAGTGGCTGGTTCTTCTCGAGGAGAAACTCTCGGCTCAGTTCAAGCACGGCTGGGATGGTGACTACGCATTCTGTGCATGGTCCCACGACGAATGTCAGATCGCCTGCAGGACACCAGAGATTGCCCAGAAGGTTGCTGAAACTGCCACCAACTGTGTAGCTCTGGCTGGTGAGCACTTCGGATTCCGCTGCCCTCTGGCTGGCGAGTCCAAGGTTGGCAAGACCTGGGCAGACACCCATTGATGTATGAACCGAAACACTTTCAACGAGATCCTTCATCGGATCTATCGTGGTGGGTTGTCACTCCAATCGGATACAGCTCGAACCTTTGATCAGGAGATAGCCGCAATGGCATCGTCTGGACTGATCACAACCAAAGAAGCCCCCCACACATACGGGCGTATCTGGAGAATAACGGAAGAGGGTCTGGGCCTCCTCCGCGAAGAAGGGTATCTATGAAGCATTATCGTTTGCGTCCCGGTGTTGTCCGGATCATGGGACGTAACTATGCGATTGTCTGGGAGAACGATCCCATTCTGACCACCGATAACCTCGGGGTCTGCCGTAACCAACAGTGCGTCATTGCGATCCGTGAGGGCCAGCATCCTGTCGAGGAAGCTGACACCCTGCTGCACGAGATCTACCATGCTATTTGGTACGTGATGTCCATCTCTGACGGTGGTGCAGGTGAGGAACAGGTGGTTCGCCGTCTGGCCTCTGGGATGCTCCAGGTCATCTTGGATAATCCCCACGTACTGAAATACTTCGCTGCCATCAAGAACCCTGACCACATCGAGATTTGATATATGAAGATTGCCGACATTGACGTTGAATACCTGGACCACATGGGTTCCGACCTGACTGTGGTGAATGCTGCCCGTGTGTCCTTCCACAAGGAACACGACGAGTTCGACTACACGACAGACCGTGGTCTGATCAAGTACCTCGCCAAGCACAACCACTGGTCTCCCTTCGCTCACTGCTCGGCATCTTTCCGTGTCAAGGCTCCGATCTTCGTGGCTCGACAGTTGGTCAAGCACACCGTGGGATTTAGCTGGAACGAGGTGTCTCGCCGCTATGTGGATGATGAACCTGAGTTCTTCATCCCTGAGGTGTGGCGAGCCAAGGCTGACAACGTGAAGCAGGGCAGCTCTGATGTTTCCATCGAGGAGAACAACTGGGCAAAGATCGCAGTCACTTCTATGTGCTCGAACAACTTGTCGTACTACGAGACTCTTCTTGAAGAAGGTGTCTGCCCTGAGCAGGCCCGTATGGTCCTCCCTCAGAACACCATGACTGAATGGATCTGGACCGGAACCCTCTATGCCTGGGCACGCATGTGTCAGTTGCGCCTGGATAGTCATACCCAGAAGGAAACGCGAGTTGTCGCTGAGAAGGTCCACGCCAACATGTGGAACCTCTTCCCTATCTCCTGGGAATTTCTCATGAACATTGAAACAAAGGACAAGCCGTGCGTGTTGCTCTCATCGATGCCGACATCCTCGCCTACCAAGCAGCAGCCGTAAGCGAGACTCCCATAGACTGGGAGGATGGCATGTGGACTCTTCATGCCTTCGAGCAGGAAGCCATAAACGCCTTTGAGTCTACCCTCAAAGTTATCCTCTCGAAGGTTGAAGCAGACCAGTACCTCTTGGCTTTCTCTGACAAGGACAACTGGCGTAAGCAGGTTCTCACTACCTACAAGGCCAACCGCTCCGGTATTCGACGGCCTCTACTCCTGAAGTTCCTCAGAGAATATGCTCAGAAGAACCACCAGTGCATCTCTACTCCCACCCTAGAGGGGGACGATGTGATTGGCATCTGGGCTACCACCAAGTCCAAGCTCGATCCTGTCCGTGAGTTCATCATCTGCAGCTTGGACAAGGACTTCAAGACCATCCCAGGCAAGCACTACAACTTTGGTCGGGATGAGTTCTTTGAGATCTCTGAGCACCAGGCTGACAAGTGGCACATGATCCAGACCCTCACCGGGGACACCACTGATGGTTACACAGGGTGCCCTGGGGTGGGACCTGTAGGTGCTGAGAAGATCCTCGCTAAGGCGCTGGAAGAGGGAACCCCATGGGCTAACCCTAAGCAGCTCCGAGAGATCTATTGGAAGCATGTGGTCAAGGCCTATGAGAAGGCTGGCTTCGGTGAAGAGGAAGCCCTGACCCAGGCTCGTGTCGCTCGCATTCTACGTGCTGAGGACTTCGATGATATTTCTAAGAAAGTGATTCTATGGACTCCCAACTGAACGAGTTTTTTGGCCGACAACTTCCATTGTTCCCTGAGATTGAACCCCAGGTCACTGCTGAGGAAGAGGAAGCCTTTAAGGATCTCGAGCACAAGCAGGTTGGTGGCATGCACTATTTCAACCCGATCCAGCCTTGGGACATCATCCGTGCCTGGGACCTGAACTACTGGGAGGGCAACATTGTCAAGTATGTCCTACGTCACAAGGGCAAGGGCAAGGTCGAGGACCTGGAGAAAGCCAAGCATTACCTCGAGTATCTCATTGAGCACTACGATGAACTTTTATGAATATGAGACGAAGGCGCTGTCCTTCCGTCTTCCTTCGGCCACCCCTGACTACGCACTGCTGAACCTGGCTGCGGAAGTTGGGGAGGTTCTATCTCTCGAAGCAAAGCTGATCAGGGATGGCGGTAACATTGACGAGTACCGGGCCAAGCTAAAGAAGGAACTTGGAGATGTCTTGTGGCATCTCGCAGCTATTGCGTTGGACAATGGTATGACGTTGCATGACGTAGCCGTTGGCAACATTGATAAACTGGCTAACCGCCAAAAGAACAATACAATCCAAGGAAATGGTGACGACCGCTAACCCCTCCCTCCGTGCTCAACTGATCACCCGCCGAACTTATAACCGACCTACCGACGATACCGGGAAGAACTTCGAATCCTGGGAGCAGACGGTGGATCGCGTGGTTAATCACCAGCTCTGGCTTTGGCAACGCTCAGGTGCCGATACAGTCAACTTAGACGAGCTGCATGAACTCCGCACCCTCATGCTTGAGCGCAAGGTGCTGATGTCTGGCCGCACATTGTGGCTGGGTGGCACCTCGGTTGCTCAGCAGCGTGAGGCATCTCAATTCAACTGTTCATTCACAAATGTCGAAACCGTTCAAGATGTTGTGGACTGCCTGTGGCTCCTTCTCCAGGGTTGTGGCGTTGGCTTCTCTCCTGTGGTGGGCCAGCTTACGGGTTTCGCTAAGCCGATTAAAGAGCTGGAAGTAATTCGCTCTGATCGTACTGAGAAAGGTGGCCGTGAGTCCAACGCAGAATCCTACGACCCAAGCACCGGAACCTGGACCATCTCCGTTGGTGATTCCGCAGAAGCCTGGGCGAAGTCTATTGGAAAGCTGGTCGCTCATCCATTTCCCGCCAGTAAACTTGTACTCGATTTCTCGCAGATTCGCCCTGCTGGTGAAAGACTGAAAGGGTACGGCTGGATCTCTTCAGGCGATGCTGCCATCGCTAAAGCGTATGAAGCAATCTTTCATATTCTTAACCGCCGTGCTGGTAGTTTGCTTACTCGCATTGACATTCTTGATATTGTCAATTGGCTCGGCACTGTTCTCTCTTCTCGTCGGTCTGCAGAGATTGCCCTCTTCACTTACGGAGAGGATGAGTGGCAAGAGTTTGCTGTTGCGAAGAAAGACTGGTGGCTGAAGAACATTCAGCGAGCACAGTCCAACAACTCCCTCCTGTTCAAGAGCAAGCCTCTGCGGAGTGAGCTGGAAGAGATATTCGACATGATGGTGGAAGCTGGTGGCTCAGAACCTGGGTTCATCAACGGCCAGACTGCAGCCAAGAGAGCACCTTGGTTCAAGGGCTGCAACCCATGTGCCGAGATCCTGCTGGGCAACAAGAGCTTCTGTAACCTGACTGAGGTGGACGTTGGAAAATTCAAAGGTGACTCTTCGGGACTTCGTCGAGCAGTCCATATTGCCGCTCGCGCTAACTACCGACAGACCTGTGTGGATCTCCGTGATGGAATTCTCCAGGAAGCCTGGCACCTTAACAATGACTTCCTGCGACTATGTGGAGTCGGCCTTACAGGTATCGTTCGACGGCCAGACCTGGGAGCATACGACTACACGGAACTCCAGCGAACAGCTACTGCAGGGGCTTATTCTATGGCTGATGAGCTTGGGACTCCAAGACCTAAGAACGTCACCACCATCAAGCCTTCCGGAACGCTTTCTAAGATCATGGACACTACAGAGGGTGTCCACAAGCCACTAGGGAAGTACGTCTTCAACAACGTAAACTTCTCCAAGCATGATCCTCTGGTTCCGCTGTGTCGTGCTGCAGGCTACAAGGTCATCGAGAACCCCACCGACCCTGAGTCTGTCCTGATCACCTTCCCGGTGAGCTGGGATGATGTACCGTTCGACAAGTTCGTGAAGGACGGTAAGGAGCTGGAGGTGAACCTTGAGTCAGCCGTGAGCCAGCTAGAGCGATACAAGCTGCTGATGGAGAACTGGTGCCAGCAGAACGTGAGTGCCACGATCTCCTACTCGGTGGATGAGGTCCCGGCCATCATCGACTGGCTCATGGAGAACTGGAACGTCTACGTGGGTGTGAGCTTCCTGTTCCGTGCTGATCCCACAAAGACAGCTAAAGACCTTGGATACCTGTACCTTCCTCAAGAGGTGGTGACCAAGGAAGTGTTTGATGAATATGCCTCCCGTATTGCTCCCCTCGAGATCGACCAAGCGAATAGCTTCGAGGAAATCCAGGGTGAGGAGTGTGCGACTGGGGCCTGCCCAATCCGCTAATGTCCACAAAACGCACATCGAAGTACCGTGCTAAGGGGGAGGTTGAACACAGTGTCAATCTCCTCCCCAAGAACGACAACCAAGCTGCCTACATCAAGGCCCTAAAGACCTGCCCTCAGGTGATTGTCACCGGCCCTGCTGGGACAGGGAAGACCTACATAGCGAGCACCTACGCCGCCTCCCTGTTCCTCAATGGGCAGATCGACAAGATCATCCTGACCAGACCTAACGTGGCTGCAGGGCGATCCCTGGGGTTCTTCCCTGGCACCATGGAGGAGAAGATGGCCCCCTGGGTTATCCCCTTCACGGATGTCCTAGAGGCCTGTATGGGCACCGAGATCTACCAGATCGCTGCCAAGAAGCGACAGATCGACATCGTTCCCTTTGAGGTGATGCGTGGCCGAACCTTCAACCGGGCCTTCGTGATCCTGGACGAGGCTCAGAACACCTCCCCTGCGGAGATGAAGATGTTCCTCACCCGGATCGGGGAAGAGTCCCAGGTGGTCCTGAATGGTGACATCAAGCAGTCAGACCTGAGGGCAACCTCTGGCCTGAAGTTCATCATTGACATGATCCAGAAGCAGAAACTGCCGGTGGACCATGTGGAATTCACGGTGGACGACATCGTCCGAAGTGACATCTGCGCCATGTGGGTGAAGGCCTTTGACCGAGAGGGAATCTAATATCCCCCTCAATTGGAGAACTCATGGATAACCAGAAGTTTCCTGTAGTATCTAAAGAAATACTTGAAGAGTTGGAGAAGAGGTTTCCTGACCGACTGCCTGAATATCATGTCCCCCCGGAACAGTACATCCTGAGGCAGGGTAGGGTAGAGGTCGTACGCTTCCTCCGACACCAATTTAACTTACAGAACCAGAATATTCTGGAGAATTGATATGTGCTTCGGATCATCCAGTAAACCAGCGCCGACACCGGCACCTGCCCCTGCGGCACCCCCAGCGCCTCTGGCAACGGTTGCCCCTGCTGAGGGTGTGAACCGTAAGGACGCCTCTTCGCTTGCCATGAACCGTGGCCGTAACTCTCTGCGTATCGACCGCACCGCTCCAGAAACTGGCAGCACAGGGTCTGGTCTCAACATCCCTGGATAAGGTAATCGATGGAAGAGAAGAACGATAAGGAGCTACCAGGAGCAGCCGCTGCCCTCTACGCAAAGCTAGATTCGGACCGCTGGCCCTTCTTGAACCGTGCTCGGGATTGCTCCAAGTACACCATCCCGACACTTGTGCCTCCCGCTGGGCACTCCAACGCTACAAAGTACTACACGCCCTATCAGGGGATTGGTGCTCGTGGTGTGAACAACCTGGCCTCTAAGCTCCTGCTTGCTCTTCTCCCACCGAACTCCCCGTTCTTCCGCCTCCAGATTGACGACTTCACTCTCGAGCAGTTGACGAAGCAGGAGGGGATGAGAGCGGATGTTGAAGAGGGCCTCAACAAGATCGAACGCTCAGTTCAGTCAGAGATTGAAGCTGGTGCCATTCGTGTGTCTGCCTTTGAGGGTATCAAGCACCTCCTCGTGGCTGGCAACGCCCTGTTCTATACCCCTGATGAAGGCGGTATGCGGGTGTTCCCTCTAGAGAAGTTTGTGGTACGCCGAGACCCTATGGGCAAGGTGTTGGACATCATCGTAAAAGAGACTGTCTCCCATGCCACCCTCCCTGACGATGTGCAGGAAGCTATAGGGTACAAAAAGGCTGGCGAAGACGAAGCCAAAGAGAACGAGTCTCACGAGAAGAACTGCGACATCTACACCCACGTCTACCTGGAAGAAGGTAAGTGGGAGGTGTATCAGGAGATCAAGGGGATGGTTGTCCCTGGTTCTCAGGGTACATACCCGATTGAGAAGTCCCCATGGATTCCCGTTCGATTCACAAAGATCGACGGTGAGAACTATGGTCGTGGCTATGTGGAAGAATACCTGGGCGACATTAAGTCTCTTGAGGGCCTCTCTCAGGCCATCGTTGAGGGATCTGCTGCTGCGGCCAAGGTCCTGTTCATGGTCAACCCCAACGGTACAACCTCACAGCAGACTCTTGCTGAGGCTGATAACGGTGCCATCGTCGAGGGTAACGAGCAGGATGTCTCTGTGCTCCAGCTTGAGAAGTTCAACGACTTTCGTGTAGCCCTGGAGACTGCAACCCGTATTGAGGAGCGTCTCTCGTTTGCCTTCCTGCTGAACTCCGCAGTCCAGCGCAACGGTGAACGAGTGACTGCTGAAGAGATCCGCTACATGGCGGGTGAGTTGGAAGCTGCCCTTGGTGGTATCTACTCGATCCTCTCTCAGGAGTTCCAGCTCCCCCTGGTCAATCGCATCATGTTCAGCATGGAGCGTAAGAAGAAGATGCCTACCCTGCCAAAGGGTACGGTCAAGCCTGTGATTGTCACCGGCATGGAAGCACTTGGTCGTGGCAATGACATGAACAAGTTGCAGCTCTTCTTCCAGGCAGCAGCTCAGATCGCACAGCTACCCCCAGAGATCAACAAGGGAGATGCCTTGAAACGTCTCGGTACCTCTCTCGGTATCGACATGAAGGGTCTTGTCCTGTCTCAGGAGGAACTCGAGGCACAGCAGCAGCAGGCTATGATGCAGCAGATGGCAATGCAGGGCATGAACCCAGCGATCACTCAGGCAGGCCAGCTCATGAAACAGGGCATGGCTAACCAGGCTGCAGCAGAACAAACCCAACCAACCGAAGGAACCAATGGCTAACGCTAAGCCTGCTCGTCTTACTGACGAACCTAAAGAAGAAAAGAAAGCACCGAAGATCGAGTACTACGGTGAAGGTGCTGACAAAGTAAAATTTGAAGTTGACCAGAAAGCTACGCTGATCCGTGTTTACAGCAACGGTGTAGTGCTTGTCGACTATTAATCTGGAAACACATGGTTGATACTGTAGTTATTACAAGTGAAAACCCTGGTGCCCCTGAGGGTCACGAACAGGCTATGATTGATCTGGTGGACAAGTCCGCGCAGATTCCGTCCGATGGCTTGACTGACCCTCAGTCTTCTTCCGAGACCGCTGAGGATCGCCCTCAGTGGCTCCCGGAGAAGTTCAAGTCGCCCGAGGATATGGCTAAGGCCTATGCCGAGTTGGAGAGCAAGCTGGGTCAGCCCAAGCAAGATGCTACTCCTAGTGACAACCCTGAGGCACCTCAGGAAGCACAGCAGGCCCTGCAAGAGAAGGGTCTGGATCTCAATGAATTCTCTCAGGAGTTCGCCTCTAAGGGTGAGCTGTCCACCGAGAGCTATGAGAAGTTGGCTAAGGCTGGCTTCGACAAGAACCTGGTAGACCAGTACATTGAGGGACAACGTGCTCTGGCCTCTCAGTATGAGACTTCCATCAAGGCCGAAGTGGGTGGAGAAGAGAAGTACTCTGAGATGGTGACATGGGCTAAGGCCAACATGACCCCTGCGGAGATTACTGCTTTTAACTCCGCAGTATCTTCGGGGAATACGGATCAGGCCAAGCTGGCCGTTCTGGGACTCGCTACGAAGTACTCTAAGGCCAATGGCTCTGAACCTCAGCGACTCCTTGGTGGTCAGCAGAATGCAACCGCAGATGTCTTTGAGTCTACCGCTCAGGTGACTGAAGCTATGCGTGATCCACGTTATAAGAACGATCCTGCTTTCCGAGCCAAGGTTCAGCAGAAGCTCTCTCGCTCTAACGTATTCTGAGGTTGATATGAACCCCCTTCTTGTAGGGGGCATCTTCGATCTTGCTGGTAAGGTATTTGATAAGCTCTTCCCCAATCCTGAGGAGAAAGCCAAAGCCCAACTCGAGCTGTTTAAGCTCCAGCAGGAAGGTGCCTTCAAGGAACTAGAAGCTAACCTCCAGATGGCTCAGGGCCAGATGGAAATCAACAAGGCTGAGGCTGAATCTCCTGACTTCTTCAGGGGAGGCTGGAGGCCGTTCATCGGGTGGGTGTGTGGGTTTGGACTGGCTTACCAGTTCCTCATGCGTCCGATCCTGACGTTCATTCTCATGGTCGCTGAGACCAAGGTCCAGGTTCTCCCTACGTTGGAGCTGGACACCCTAATGACTCTCCTCTTCGGCATTCTCGGTCTGGGCGCTATGCGTACCACAGAGAAGCTCAAGGGAGCTGCAAAGTAATCCTACTACCTTAGGAACGTTGCGCTACGTAAAGGCGTCTGACAGCCGGGAAAGACCGGCCCCCTCGTTATCTTGAAGACGATCCACACTGCATTCTTTGCGGTGGAATTGCAATTCTATGAACTGATTACACGTACCTATAGCCTCTGCGGAGACAACTACTGTGTGATGTGTGTCGGGTTCTAGGAAGTTGCACAAACTTTCTTCAACTCTACACGAGGTATATTTTATGGCTAACGCTACTCCCAGCCGCCTGGGCCAGGTTAACAACTCTGGTGATGCCAAGGCGCTGTTTCTCAAAGTTTTCGCTGGCGAAGTTCTGACCGCTTTCAAGGAAGCTACCGTCACCGAAGACAAGTTCCAGTCGCGCACTATCGCTTCTGGCAAGTCCGCTCAGTTCCCGATCCTGGGTAAGATCTCTGCCGAGTACCACACTCCTGGTGCTGAGATCACCGGCCTGAACATGCCTGCTAACGAGCAGGTCATCACCATCGACAACCTGCTGATCAGCCATGCTTTCATCAGCAACATCGATGAGGCGATGAACCACTATGACGTTCGTGGCCCCTACGCTGACCAGATTGGTAAGGCTCTGGCCTACCAGATGGACAAGCACAAGCTGCAGCTCCTGATCAACGCAGCCCGTGGCTCGGCCCCGGTGTCTGGCGAACTCGGCGGTGGCTCTGTGACTTCGGCTACCCTCCTGACTGACACGACCGGCGAAGCTCTGATCGCTTCCCTGTTCGCTGCTGCTCAGAAGCTGGACGAGAAGTACATTCCGGAAGATGACCGTTGGGTCTTCCTGAACCCCGCAGCTTACTACCTGCTGGCTCAGAACACCAAGATCATGAACCGCTTCTGGGGTGGTGAGGGCGAGTACGCTGGTGCTAAGGTGCTGCGTATCGCTGGTCTGAACGTTGTGAAGACCAACCACGCTCCGTTCGGTACCACTGTGGCTACCGGCACTGTGGCTTCTGGCTCGAACGACACCTACGCTGGCGTCTACACCAACACCGTTGGCGTTGTGGCTCACAAGGCTGCTATCGGCACCGTGAAGCTGATGGACCTGGCTATGGAAAGCCAGTACGACATTCGCCGTCAGGGCACTCTGATGGTTGCCAAGTACGCTATGGGTCACGGTGTTCTCCGTCCCGCCGCTGCTGTGGAACTGAAGACCGCCTAATCACGGCTTATATAAGGGTCACTCTATTCAATTAGGGTGGCCCTTTTTTTTATTCATTGGAAACGTTATGGCTCTCACTGCAACCACTGAGCTTGATGCAGTAAACATCATGCTTGGCACCATCGGCGAGTCTCCGATCAACTCACTTGATGCTGCGACCGGTGTCGTTGATGCTATTACCGCCCGTTCGATCCTGGCCGAAGTCTCTGTGCAGGTTCAGGAAGAGGGCTGGCACTTCAACACCGAATATGAGTTCGTCCTTACGCCGGACGCCACTACCAAAGAGATTTACGTCCCTTCGAACAC